ATTACATAAGGTTTGCAACTGTAACTCTTCTGTAGTAACGGTTACTGTTAACTGAAAGACGACCAAGACCTTGTGCTGTGCCTTCTGCGAATGGGTTAGCAACCATACCATATCTGGTTTTGAAACCAATTTTTGGCTGGAATGTGTCTTGTCCAACAGCTCTTACCATTTGTAGAGGTACATATGGGCAGTAGAATAATCCTGCATCATATGGTGAAGTACCTTTGTAACCTACAACGAAATACTGTTCAGCAGCTGGTACGTTGTTAGCAAATGGGTCAATGTAGACTCTATACTTACCTGAAAGAACACCAGCAAATGTATTACCTGTGTCATCAACGTTAAGATTAGCATTAAGTGCTGGAGTGTAGTCAAGTACACCTGCCATTGTTAATGCAGAAGCAACGTCAGCAGAGCAAAGGATCATGTTACCCTTCCCGCGTCTTGTTTCTTGCGCAATCGCATTTGCTTCTCTTTCCATCTGGAAAATAAGTCCTTTGAACTTCTCAACTGACCATCTTCCGTTTGAGTCAACGTCTAAGTCGAATCTACCTGTAGTAGCAGTGTTTGCTTGTGCACCGGGTTTTGCAACCTTATAGATTGATCTGATAACTTCTCTGTTGATTTCAGCAAGTATCTCTGTTGAAAGGATATTTGCTAATTCTGCTTCAGCGTTCAATCCGTGGATTGCCTTAAGGTCTTGAGCAAGTTCTAAACTGTACTCTGCCTTTAGTGCTCTGGTTTTAGCAGTAACGGTAACTTTCTCGATTGAGAATGCCATCTCGTTGAATGCATTACCAGTTGTACCTAGTGCTTCAGAATCCTCTGTATCCATACCACGACCAACTGGGTATGTTGCAGCATTTGTATCTGGTGTACCAGATGTTGGGTTAAGTGCTGAAGGATTCGCTGCCTGAGTACCACCTGTTGTACCAAAACCAACTGTTGCGTTAGTTGTAGCACCTTCATTCTGTGTGTAACCAGCAGAGATGTCGTTTCCTCCATCTGGATGCTGTGCAGAGAATGCTGTGTCTGGCTCGTTGAATAATGCCTCAGTTCCACTCTGATTAGTGAATCTGGATCTCATTGCGAAAATAAGTCCTGTTGGGCCGCTCATTGGTTGTACACCAGCTAGGTCATATGCGACCAAGTTTGGCATTGAACGTCTGATTAGACTTATTAATACTGGGTCGAAACCAGCGACTGGGCCACCAGCAGTAGCACCAGCAGAGAAACCTGCAGTAGCACCTGATGAACCGGTGTTAACTGTTGGTTGCTCGGATAAAAATTCACGCTCTTCGCGTATTGATTGTTCTTGGTTCTCTAGTAGAACTGCAGTTACCATTCTACGATGATTGTCTTTGATTGGATCAAGACCTTCATAGTCTAGAAGTGGTGCCCACTTTTCTGCAAGAGCTGCCTGATTGATAGGGGCTTGCATTTAAAATTTACCTCGTTAGTTTGAATTTATGATAAAAAAATCACTTTTTAGACACACGGCTCATTGTCTGAAGATATGCTTCCATTGTACTGGATATATCCTGATATGTTGGAGTGCTTGTTTCCTCAGATAAATTCTCCGACTTGTCTCTTTGAGCTCCAGCGTTACTTGGGAAATATGATTCCTTCAAAGTAACTAGTTTCTCACGATAGTCTGCTTCACTTTCAAACTCAACATTCTCTACGAGGGTTGCAAGTTTTTCCTTCTGAGTTGATGCTAATCCTTCGGTTACTTCACCAAAGACTACATCTGCAGAGGACTCGGCTAATCTCCTGTTTAGAGCAACATTCTTTTCGATTTGCTCGTTGAGTTTACCTTCCATTTCATCAAGTTTATCTACCATGCTCTCGATGACATCATATTTGTCTTCAGGTATAGTTACATAATGTTCTTCAAATAGACTCTTCATTCCAGTTAAGAATGAATCAGTCATCTCAGTCTTGAGACCAGATTCAACAGCAATTTGATTGTCTGTTAACCATTCGTCTGCCACATACTCTAGGTATGAGTCAACTCTTTCCTCAAGTTCTGACTTTATAGATGCAACTTCTTCTACGAGTTGCTCTTCGTATTCGGCCTTAACACTTTCTTTGACTTCAGCAAGTTTAGAATTAATTGCTGCTTCAAAGATTGTTCTTGCCTTATTTTGAAACTCTTCTGAAAGTTCTTCGCCTTCAAAGAGTGCTTGTACATCTGCTTCGATGTCAATTTGCTCTTCTTCAACTACTTCTTCCTCTTCAGTTGCTTCCTCTTCGGCAACAACTTCTTGAGTTTCTTCGACTTCTGCAGTCTCTTCTTCAGAAACTACTTCGTCTTCTGAGACTTCAGTTTCAGCGACAACTTCGCCTTCAACTTCTTCCTCTTCTTTCATGCCCGCTGGCATTGGATCTGCAGGTTTTGCACCTTTAGAGACAATATCCTTAACCTGTTTCAAGGTTGTTCCGGGTGTTTTCAATTTGTTTGAATCATCATCAGGTTTTGAATTCTCAGGGGTTGGGCCTCCTAAGTCTTCAACTGTTCCCTGACCGGGAGTTGATAAGGACAATTTTGGCATTGGATCTGCCGGTTTTGCCCCTTTGGTTACTACATTTTCCATTTCGTGTTAATTTTGACCAACGGACATTTGAATATTAGATTTTAAATAATCTGTATTTATTTATAATGTTACAGATTTGCTAAGAAATCTTGGAATAATCCAAGTTTATGCTCTTCTAATTTATTTTGATCAACTAAAGTGTTAATCTTCTTTTTAGTTTGGGAAGCAATTTGCTCACGAAGGATTCCTCCTTCCCAAACCCATTCCTTTCCTTCCATAATTCCTGATACAAAAGCATCAGGTGCTGATGGATCAGCAACGATATCAGCAGCAGTTGCTAACATAAAATCTTCACCAACTACTTTACATCCTGATGAGATATCTTCTTTTAAAGATCCTACACCACGAGAAGAAACACCAAGTGTTACTCCTTCCGAGATAAGATTAGATGCGATCTTACCCATTGGTGTCGAAAGTATTTGTGCTTTACCAATAAAGTTTTTTCCTTCTTGACGAAGTGATGTAATTTTATGAGACACTCGATCTAAATTTACAGTCGGGCCATCTGGATGTCCAAGTTCTCCAAGTGCTCTTCCCTTCTTAATAAAACTTTCATTGTATCTTCCAACTTCTCTTGCGAGAGTGTTTACAGGATACATTCTACCATTACGATTTTTGATGTCTCCTTGTAAGAAAACACCTTCGATATACATCTTTTTATTTGCACCTTTGCCCTCTGTTATAAATTTAACTTTTTGGACTTCTTCTGTGATTAATTTCATGGTTCTTAATTTGTATATCCTACTTTTGATCCTTTGACTGCAGCGTTAGCAGCAAAAATAAAATGACTAGATTGTTTTTCAACTAATACACTTTCTGTTCTCATTAAAGTGAAAGATCCAACAGTTGTTCCACCCTGAGTTTCTACAACAGTTACTAGATGGTCAGCACCTGTTGCTGTATTAACTAAACGAACAACAGTGGCATTATCAAAAGTTGATGCACTACCTGACCCAGTTGGCAAAGCAGCTTCGGCACCTTTGATTAATAGTCTAGACATTATTCTTCCTCTTGTGGTTCAGTGTCTACCTCAGTTTCATCTTCAATTTCATCAAACATTGCATTACCAATCTCAGGTCGAAGATCTTCAACTCTCTTGGCTGCTTTTTGATACATTAGATCTTTAAGTTCATCTGAAATCTTTGCAGGTTCAGAATCCATCGCAATCATGTCAATAATGTTTTCCATATTTAGATTAGGTATATATTTTATTTATATCTCGGCCGATTTGGTATCATTCGATAACTGTGCGTCAGTTACTGCACCTTGAGATTCTAAATCATCTTCTGTAGGAACATCACCTAAATCTCCACCCACAGGTTCTCCAGTAATTGGATCAACTTGTGATGGATCTGGTAAAATTCCATCTTTAATTTCTTGTTGAATTTGCTCATCAATTTCTGCAATTTCTGTATCAGATTGACGAAGAACTTTCTTACGAAGATATTCTGTAGAATAATACTTTCCAAGATATGGTTCAACAGTAGCTGCAAGACCTAATCTTTCGTTCATCATTTCTGATTCTTTAAGTTCTGCAAACTGATTATCATATAAGAAATCATATTGAATATGATCACTCATTTTTTCCCAATCTTCTGGAGTAATAATATTTTTAAGAATTA